GCTTTATAGCTTCGAGAACATCATAAACATTTGGCGGCGGTGGCTGATCGATGTCCCATTGACATAGGTACTCGCGCGGCTTCCATTCCCGTGGGTTCAGCGAGAAAAACAGGGTTTCTTGTGTATTGTGCGCGCCGCGATAAACGCAGACCTCTTGCGTCTTATCCAGCTTTAGGCACTTGACCAGCCGGCAGACAGTCAGGTCATTGGCGGCTTGTGCCGTGTGGGCTTTGAGTAACATTACAAAGGCCGTCAATGCCGTAAGCCCAGCGCCAATCATTATTGTCCACGCCACTATCTCGACAAACTTGCGCCTGCGCTCTCGTTGCAGATAAAGCGTTTCCGCCCGTTGTTTCCTGATTTGGCCTTCCATCCGCACCAAAGAGTCCCAATGTGATTGACCCATCGTGTACTGGATGAATTGCTTTAGTTCCTCGCGCTGTTTCTGCGCTTTGTTCTTCGCTGCAAAAACTTCAATGGCTTCTTGCTCAACGGTCTTGCCGGCGAACAGTTTCTTAAATACGGGGGGATTTTTTGCCTCTCGCTCGGCTTGATCTAGGTCAGATAAAGCGCCCATCCACCTAGATAAGTCGCTTGCCATAGACTCAATGTCCCGGCCAATCGCAAACCCCTTTTTCAAAACAGAAAAAGCCGCCGAAGCGGTTGCCATTGCTGATACGGGGTCCATTTTAGTAGACCTTCACCTTGTTTGGATTCACGTACTTTGGCACGCAATAGCTGGTAATTTTACTGCCTTGTTTGGCAATTGATTGAGCGAAATACAGACATTCGTTGATGTTTCTAAAATACGCATCCTTGCTGACCGTCTTGCCCTCGATCAGCACAACCAACAAAAATGCGTGGATCATTGCCCTAGTAAAACGCCTAGAAGCAAGACGATGGTGGTGCCAGCGGTGCCGATCATAATCGTCTCAATGCGCTTGATGCGGAGGATAGTTTCCTTCCAGCGTTCAGCACAGACCGCCTCATGTGTGTCTATCTGTGCCTGTACAGATGCGGCTGTTGGCTTACTCATTAGTTTTCTATGAAGAGGCCCATATTGTCGTCTTTGTCATCGCCAGTGTCTGTGTTAATAACACCAAAATTATAAGCAAATACAAACTTGTGTGCTGTGTTTTTTGTTAAACTTACAGTAAACTTCAAATAAACTTTATCGTTCAAGCCTGAGCTTGTTGCCTCAACGAAAAGAAAATTAGTTGATGAGGCTTGAGGAACAATAGCCTCACCGGCGTTTGGCAGAGGGTTGCTAGTGCTTTGAAAGTCTGTAGATATCGAATCTGCCGCACCTGTTCCAGAACTACCAGTTGAACTACCTACGTTCCATCTGCCATTTGCTACGACTGTATTTACAGCGCTGAAAGTAATAGACCCTGTAGGATCAACATCACCTACATCATCTGATGTTGTGAAAATACTTGCGTCCTCTGCGCCTCCAGCAAAGACGCAAGTGTCACCTCTAAAAATTTGTATAGCCCCAACAGCAACATCATTATGAAACGCACTGGTATTGTTTTTCAATTTACATGCAAGATAAAAGGTATGAGAAACAGAGCTACCGCTTGTAAATGAAATATCCTTTATCGAATAGTTATCTGTATTATCAGTGCCTGTAGCCTCATAATGTATATCTGGAATCATATACAGGGTGTTGAGGCCACTTATGGTGTGGACATGATCGCTATCGGCAGACCCAGATCGTCCATCACCGCCGCCGCCCCCAGCAGCAGCAATGACACGCCGTCTGGCACTCAATGTGCCTATGTTGCCAACGCCGCCAAGCATTACGACATCTCAGTCACAAAGACCGTGCCAGCCTCTGCGCTTTGGATAGCTGCACACTTCTGACCGGCGGTGACTTTGAAGTATTCAACCTGATTAGCAGGCATGAATGGCAAGGATGTCGTAGCTGTCGGCGATGCACCAAACGTGATGTGGCAGTCTTTGGTTGCCACAATTCGCACTACAGTAGTATCAGCAGTAAAGGCAGTACTGATCACAGCGCTTGAACCACTTGTTGTGATGGTCTGTGTCGTGCCGGGAGCTAATGCTTGAATCGGGTGGAAGTTGTGCGGGTCTTTAGCTAGTACGCTCATTTCATTTCTCCTGTCCTTAGTAAGGGCTGTCGCCCAGCACAGATGTGTCCCAAGCTGCTTTGAGTTTAGCGATTGTGTCTGCGCTACCGATTGCAGATGCAGCCGGTGCATCACGCAATGCTTTCTTTTTATTTACAGCGGCAGTCTTGGCAGATGCGTCATCAGCTTCGAGGGCTTTCAGATATGCAACATCCTCTGCTTCAAGCAAAGGCTTTCGCACCTCTCGAATCTTGTCTTGAAAAATCTTCTTTGCTTCTGTCATGTCTTCACTTATGACCTTGCCAGACAAAGACCAAGCGCCACGAAAATGACGGTCAGATGGAACGGTAGCTGTAGAAGCATCAATAGACGCACCATCTTTATCTACGATGTATGTTGTCGGCATTAGGTTGCTCCTTATGCGGCTACAGTTTCATCAGTGGCTAGGTCTTCACTTATCTTCCAAGCATTGCGCCACTCTCTAGTTCCGGGAAGCTGTTCCTTGCGGCATATAACCATCTTTGGTTTGTTGCCCTCGTTCCACACCCGCCACACCGACTGCGGTACGTCTTTCATAATCAGATATTCAATCGCCTGTTCTTCTGTCATCGCATCGACAGGCTTGGTGTTGTGCAACAGGTAGCCGCGTGTATGTTTCTTGAAGTCGGGCTGCGCCTCATCTTTAGCTAACTCCCAATACACCCAGACAGGCGGTAAGATGCCGCCCTGCAAAGCACAAGCCATCCAATTTGGATCAGGTATCATTATAGATGCAGGTTTATCCAAACCACTTTCAAAGACAACCCGATAGCCTGATTGCACACCCACAAGATTATCCTTAGCCCAGCAAAGCCTTTCCCATAGATGTGTGCCTTGAAAGTCAGGAGTCACTGTCATGCTAAATCTCCTGCAACTCCAACACTATCTACAGCAGCACCGTCACTTAAATTTCCATCTGATGAAGAGGTAGAGCCATAAAGAATCCTATAATTTAATTGACTTGTTGAAACGCTAGCCAAATGATGTCCAGCCGCACCTCTTGTACCACCGCTATTGCCATCTGAAATTATTCCAGCACCCATAAAGTATGTGGCATTTGCCATGTTATTTGCAAAATTTAGCCTTCTATCTCCTACACCCACATCATCAACAGAGCTAACATTAAAGTTATCATCAAGAGATGGCGTACCTCCCCCTGTAAGATAGGCCCAAGCTTTTAATAGCCCTTGTTGTAAATTGGTGGTAGTTGAGTCACCCTCGCCAGTAACCGCAATAGAGCCAGCCGTGGCTTTACCAGAAATTGTATCAACATTTACAACTAAACGATCTAGATGAAGACCATACTCTGGAAGAATCTTAGCCATTATGACCACTCCTCTTTAAGTACGAACAATCCTTGCTCATGTAATCTCCATAATGCTCATGGTAACGGAAACCTTGTCAGCAACGGAACAATCTATTTGTATTTTGTCTGTTGTTTCCAAAACTAACTTGCCACCTAGCGGCAATTCCATCGATGAGCCAACAGGAATAGGCGCTGCTTTAATAAGATCAGTTGTTGTATTTGTTGCTGCTCGACCACCACCAGATGTATCAGAAACAAGTTTAACTGTTGCAGTAACTTGCGCCGTGTGGATGTTTGCAATCAACAATCCAATAACAACAGTCGTAGTTGATCCCGGCGTCGTGTAGAGGTCTTCTGGCGTGCCAGCACTTGCTGGCATCACATCGTGCGATACTACTTTGAAAGTGTTGGCCATGTTTTCCTACCCTAATGCAATTGCCAATGCGGTTGCGTCGTCGGTGGTTGCGCCACCTATATCTGACAACAGTTGTGTAGCGGATCGGCCCTCGATTTTGGTTCCGTCAACTCGCAAAAAATCGTCGTCAGCAATTCCTGTTGTTGCTTGCAAAAGGTTGTCTTCCGAAATTCCTATGAGGGCTGCGCCGATGGTTGAAACTGCTGTAACGGCTAAATCTCCAGAGCCGTCGAATGAAAGCACCTTGCTAGCCCGATCCGTTGAGCTGGTGGTGAATTCTGTGCTGGTTATCGTGTTTGTGCGTGACAGCTTGATGGAGCGATCTAGCTCTTCCTCATGCTGCTGCACCATCCGCACAATCTTGTCCAGCGCTGTTTCAAAAGCGGATGCCGGGAACGGGTCATTTGCGACAAGATCAAGTGTCTGCGTATTTGCCAGCTCAGATCGGATGACAACAGTTTCGCCGGATGCCGGGCGATAATCTGTAGCGCTGTAGTGCGCGTCAGAAGCATTGCCGGTGTTGAATTTAAACAGCACATTGCCGCCGGATGACGCACCGGCGCCGGTCACGACATAATGTGTATTCAGCGTCTTGGTTGTTTCGGTGCCAGCCGCTGACCGCACAATCACAGTTAGATCGGCGTCTGCAAAGATGGGGAAGTCATATGCAAAGGAATGCGTTGAGCCATTGCCGCTGTAAGATTTATTTATGTTTGTTGTACTGATGGTCATCTGTAGCCCCTTTCTGCCAGCCCTTCGATTTGACGCGCAGCGATACCAAGGCGCTCGTTGCCTTCAATCGCTGTGAGACGCGACCATGCTGCCGTCATAAAATCGTCGTTGAGCTGGCCAATGAGGTTGCGCTTTTCCTTGTCGTTTGACTTTCTGTATTCACGCGAATTGATCAGGCTTGCCAGCGCTGCTTGGAATGTTTGGCTGCCGGCTTTGCCACGCACTCTGACAGGCACAAGGTTCATACCTTCTAGGTTTGGCGGGACTTGTTCGCGATTGCCTTTTGCCAGCCACATGAAATTGCTGATCTGCATTTCTGTAAGCACCACACCTTTGTAATTTTTGGGCGGCTGTGGCAGCGGCCAGTCCAAGCGTACTAGCTCTTTGACAAATGGCTCTTGCTCTTCTGACCCGGAAATCACAATCGGGCTAAAGGCATTCCACAACCTAAGATACGGCGCCTCTTCATATGTTGGGCCATCAGTGACCAGCCGGCCCAAGGTGTCGTACCTTGGAATCTCAGCGTATTCCTCATCTTGGAAAACGCTGGTGGCTACCATCTTCAAATACCCGTCATGCACTGCTTGGAAAAATTGATCTCCAGCATCGCCTTTAGGCAGCCCTACGAGCCGCCAGTCAAAGTTGCCGTCAGGTCCGGGCTTCAAGATGCCCTCGTCTGTCAAGCGCCGCACATCGTCTCTTGTGTAGATGTCAAATGGCGCGCCAGTCTTCGTAACAGTGTTGTCGCCAATCCGCTCGACTGTTCGCGTCAAAGCGGAATACGGGTTCGGCACTGGAACACCAAGGTTCATTGAACCGAGTGGGCCACGGGTAATGTAGTTTGCGTCTCCGCGCTCCAATGCAGTCAATATTTCCGCAACGCCTTGCAACATAGGCAATTCGCGAAAATAGTCGGTCGTTGCAAAAACAGCGGCGGCAGCAATTGATTGCCGTTCTTCAGCATTCCTTGCCAGCGTCATTTTCTGCACTGCGCCGGCAGTGATGCCAATCATCGATGCGGCCGGACCCATGCCACTGTAACTGACATATTCCAGTGGGCCGTTTGCGTTACCGTATCGATCGAACAACGGCATGTCTTCTGGGAAGCCCTCGCCTCTGAAGACAAAGCTATATGGCTGCCAACCGGGCGGCAGTTTTTCTCTGATCTTTTTGTCTTTCGGCGTTGCGCCAGTGATGTGCCCCATGCCGGCATACATTGCAATTTGGCTCATAGCTATGCCGCCAAAAGCTAGACGGGCAAGCTTGATTTGGCGCTTGCCCCCGTCTGCGCCGTATATGTCTGGATGCAACGCGCCAATTGGTGTGCGCTCTAATGTTCGCAGAATGTCATTTGTCGGCGCAGTTGCGAAAGGCAACACATACCGGCCAAACCACGTATTTTGCAAAGCGGATGAGGCTTTGCCAAATTCGCCGAGATCGGTCATCAGCGTGTCATACCGACCTTTGACATCAAGCTCATTGGCATACTGTCTAGGGCTGAGAAGCACCATCAGACGCTCTTGCTCAGCTTCAGCCGGCGACATGCCAGCCGCCAGCGCAGCTTTTTTCTGCCGATTGGCTATCGCATGCAGCTCACCGTTCTGCGACAGCACTTTGAATAAATCATCACCACCAAGCAGCAACCGTGTTGGTAAACTTGTGCCCGTATACAGGTAGCTCATCGCCCGGCCGAAAACAGTATTCCCATTGCCGGCGGCAGATCGGTAGGTGTTCATCTCCGCTTTGTTTACAGCATCACCGGGCATGCCTGTTTTAACAGCGATAGCTGCCGCCGCCAGCGCGTCATTGAAGCTCATAAAATAGCCAGTCAGACGGGCTGTAACATCGCTCATATAAGCTTGCTTTGTGTAGTCTATTTCTGCGCCAACAGCGCGCATTGCGCCGCGTTCTACAGTGCCGATCATCCCAGCGATGAATTCTTCTGGCACTTGCATCGCCATGAACAGCATATTGCCGCCAAGGTTTTTAAACTGCGTCTTTGGCCCAGACAGCAAGCCGTTAATGTAAAGGTGTTCCATGCCTTGCCGGAACTTGCTCACAATGCCTTTCTGCGCGGCTTTGTTAAAGGCAGCCTCACCGTTGGCCGCTGCGGCAAGCAGACCTTCGGCAGCCATCTTCATTGACTTGGCTCCGCCTGATGCCTCTATCGTGTCCATATTCATCAACGCTGCCGCATCCGGCGTCATGCCGTCTGTGACCGGGATGTTAAATGATTGCAGCAGCCGACCAGCTTCTGCCTGTGCGCCTTTGATCTGAAGCTGTATGCCGTTATGGATGGCAAGCTGCCGGCGAAACAGCAGCATCGTTCTGTCGCCGCCAACACCCGCTTGAACATCAGCAGCAAGCTTGGCTAAAGCTTTGGCGCTATCTGCCAACAGCATACGGGCTGCAACAGCCTCTTCAGCATTAATAAAACCTTCGCCGCGTTGCCTTTTTAAAAGCTTGCGCTTCAGGCTTCCTGTCATGCCTAGCGCGTCTGCAAGCTGTCCTGTTGCTGCCTCGACAGTATCTACATTGCTCACAACGCCGCGTGTTGCCGCTGTTTCGGCTTCTGGCAAGCTGTCTGATACGGCTTGGATCAAGCCTTTGACATCGTCGGTTGTTCTGATCTTGTCCCAGTTAAACGGGGCGCCATCCTTCA